ACTAACTAACCTCAGCCACAATCTAGCGCTTGAGCTTCGCTTTAAAGAGTCAAGCCTTGTGCTTGAAGCTGTTGGTGCGCTTCATGCCATCCCAACGCTTGCCGAGAAGTTAAGAGACTCATGGCACCCATCGTTTGCTACTTCTGGGCCGACCAAAGGCATTTCATATTTAAGCACTGTCAAAATGGTGGGGCCAGAATTTTGGGACACGCACGATGAGTGAGTACACCCACAACGATGACATAGCAGATTTGCTGTGGGCTAAAGACCAAGAAATAGAAACGCTAAAAAAAGCGCTTGAATACTGCAATGCAGAGTTAGACAGATTAGAACGGGCGTACTCTAATGGCCTTTAACCTTGACGATTATGAACCAGTAGCCAGCCGAATTAGCAAGTTTTACGATGCACACCCTGATGGCCGCATCATCACTGACCTAGTGCATTACCTTTCCGATGTTGCTGTGTTCAAGGCTGAAATATGGATAGGTGACGTATTGGTTTCCACAGGCTGGGAAGAAGAAGTGCGTAACTCATCGCACATAAACAAAACTTCTCATTTGGCTAACGCGGAAACTGGGGCCGTTGGTCGCGGACTTGCTAATTACAACCTTGCTGGCACAGACCCATCTAAACGCCCGAGCCGTGAGGAAATGGGCAAAGTCCAGCGTATGCAAGGCGACACAACCGTTACTGAGTTCAGCAACTTGGCGTCAGAGAAGCAACAGAACATGATTCGTGCCGTATGTAAGTCAATGGGCAAAGTACCGCCAGCCAATTTGCAGGCCATGACTAAGCGTGAAGCCAGCGCCTACATTGACACGCTTAAAAGTGGTGAGCAATCAGCGCCACAATACAACACACCAGAAGAACCGTTTTAGTGACAGACCTACTAACCCTTGTCATAATGTGCACATCTCTGTTTATGTGTGGCTACCTGTTAGGCAAAGAGCAATGACACCGATTAGTGAGGCGTCATTCTTGCAACAGGTAAAAGCGCTGGCTTACATTCACGGCTGGGATTGCCACCACGCACAACCATCAATGACACGCACCGGGAGATACATCACCACAGGCGCAGCAGGCTTTCCCGATTTAGTCTTGGCCCACAAGATTAAAGGGCTTATCTTTGCCGAGCTTAAAACAACTAAAGGCAAAACCAGTCAAGCCCAAGAGCATTGGCTTAACATCCTTAACCCACACGCCGAGTGTTACATTTGGCGACCCGAGCAGCTGCAAGAGATTGAGCATAGGTTGGCGTCATGCTGATACTGGCTTGGTACGCCCTGCTACTCTCCATTGGCATTGCCATTATTGAAGGCTTACGCAAATAGCCCACACACAACCGAATATAACCAAGGCCACATAGGGAGTTGAACTCTGTTGGTGTTTACACGGTAACGTGGGTAGTGCAGTGCGCCCCAATACTTGTGATGACTAACGTGAATGGCTGTGGGGGTAAGTCACTGTTCAGCGTCTAAACGTCATAAATACGAATGGTGTCCACTTCCCTACGGTGTCCGGCAACCTTGACCTACATGGTCAGAACTGTGGGGAACACAAACCCCAGACCTGCTCATGCACTGAAAGCAACCACAGCGAAGCAAGGGCGCTAGTAACATCACCCCTATGACATCCCCATACAACGACCCCATATACAAAGCCAACCGCAAACAAATCCTTAGCGATGGCAAAGCCACCATCTGTGCCCTATGCGGCAAAGCAGGTGCCAACACCGCAGACCACATCATCAGCCTCATGCATGGTGGTGACAACTCAATTGACAACCTGCAGCCAGCACACCAGCGATGCAACTCCAGAAAGGGTGCCACCGAACAAGCCCGTAAGAACGCACAAACAGCACAAAAACGACTCAAAAACGACTTTTTTACGGACAACACCGAAACCCCGACCCTTATTTCCACCATATTTTTGGAGAACCAGCCTGAACTGGCGGTAACTGGCGATAACCAAAAGCATGATTGGCGTATTGGTAGGGAACAGCCTCGATTAGAAAGTGTGGGGGTTGGGGCCGAGTCGTATGGGCCTTTGGTGGCTGCGTGGGCTAAACGCCATATGGGTATTGAGTCGTTAATGCCGTGGCAGGTTCATGCTTTGTCTGGGCAGTTGGCTCATCAGGATGGTGTGTTGCAGTTTCGTGAGTCTTTAGTAAGCACAGCAAGACAGGCTGGAAAGAGCGTTGCTTTACAGGCACTTATTGGTTGGTGGCTGACTGAGGGTGCTGTCCTGCGTAAACAGCCACAGTCTGTGATGAGTGTTGCCAACAAACTTGACCGAGCAGAAGCCATCTTCCCTTTGCTTGCCAACATCCTGTGTGAATCGTTTGGGGGTAAGAAACTTGCTGCCATTGGGCGTAAATCTGTTGAGATGCCTGATGGTTCACGCTGGGAAATCCGCGCAGCTACTAAAAGCCTTCACGGTGGTTCTCACGATTTGATTGTTTGCGACGAGCTTTTTGACATTGACGCTGAGGTAGTGGACTCAGCCCTACGGCCCTCACAGATTGCTCGAAAGTCTCCTCTGCTTTCTATGTGGAGTACGGCAGGCGACCAAAACAGCGAGACAATGATTAAGTTGCGCCAGCAAGCCATGGCTGACATTGACAAGGGATTGCCTAGCCTGTTCTATTTTGCTGAGTGGTCTATGCCGGGGCATTTGTCGCCGCTGGACGAAAAAAACTGGTATTGGGCAAACCCAAGTTTGGGCACAACTATCACGATTGACGCTTTGCGCGCTGTGTCTAAAAAAGACAGCTTTATGCGTGCCCACCTAAACCAATGGATTACAGCTAGGGGCGCTTGGCTTGACCTTGGGGTGTGGGAGAAAAACCAAACAGATATTCCTATGCCTGAGGGTGGTTATTTGTCTGTGGATAGTTCTGTTGATGACGCTCGGTATGTTGGCGTCAGAGCTGCCGAAATAGACGGCAGGGTTATTGTCCAAACTGAGTTTGTGGTTGAAACCGAAGCCGATATGTGGACTGCCATTGCAAGGGTCATGGAAAATCCAGAAGTGCAGCTACTGATTACACCAACGCTGGATATTCATGTCCCAACGTCTTTGCGTAGGCGCACCAGCCTTACGGGCTATGCAGAACTAACTAGATACACTACGCTGGTCAGGTCAATGATTCACGAAGGCAATGTAAAACACCACGGCGAAACATTGCTTGCTGACCATTGCGGCAGGGCAGTTTTGGTGAAGGTACCGTCTGGCGCTGTTTTAAGTTCGCAAAAGTCACCGGGGCCAATAGAGCTTTGCCGTTGCATGGTGTGGGCTGTGGCTCAGGTTTCTAAACCAAAACAAAAGACAAAACCAATGATGGTTGTCGTTAATCGCTAAAGTGTGGGCGGTACTGCTCTGGGCGTTGTCGGGATGAGCAGGGCAGTACCACACACAAGAGTCAGAAAGTGGCATACTACCGCTATGGGTATTTTTAATAAGCCAGTCACTAAAGCCGCAATCTCTACACCACTAGTGCAGGCCGCTGTGGGATATGCACCAGCAGGCATTAGCAAAAACCCAATAGATAACTTTTATAATTACCAAGAAGGTGCAGCACGCCAGCGCGCCATGACCATAGCCACAGTGTCTAGGTCTCGTGATTTGCTGGCTTCTGTTATTGGTTGTATGCCGCTTAAAATGTACGGCGAAGTATTTGATGACGCGTCTGGCGAAATGGAAGAAGTGCCACTAGCCCCTAGGTCATGGCTACGCCAGCCAGACCCAGCCGTTACTTACAATTTTTTGATGGCTTGGACTCTTGACGATTTGTTGTTTTACGGGCGAGCATTTTGGTACGTCACAGAGCGCACACAAGACGGCTTCCCCTCAAAATTTCAGCGTTTACCAGCCGGAAGTATTACTACTTTGGACGAGCAAGGCCCAGTGTTTTTTCACCCTTCAAAATCCATTAGCTTTGCTGGCAATGAACTTGACTATCGCAACGTCATTCAATTCCTTAGCCCAATTCAAGGCATTGTTTACAGCTCAGAACAGACAATCACCACAGCGCTAAAAATTGAGCAAAGCCGCTTTAAAAATGCGCAGTCATCATTGCCTAGTGGCGTATTAAAACAAACTGGCGGCGAACCACTAAGCGCACAGGAATTGTCAGAGATTGGCGCAGCCTTTCAAGAAGCACGACTAACCAGCCAAACAGCTGTACTTAATGAGTTCTTGAGCTATGAGGCCAGCACTGCCACGCCAGACAAAATGCTCATGATTGAGTCAGCCCAGTATTCAGCGCTTGATTTGGCACGCCTATGTGGTGTCCCCCCCTACCTTGTGGGCGTGTCCACTGGCGCTTACGCCTACACCAGCAGTGAGCAGTCACGAGCTGACCTTTACATTTTTGGCGTTAAACCTTACGCAGATTGCATAGCTTCAACGCTCAGCATGAATAACGTGCTACCGCGTGGCACCTATTGTAAGTTTGATACCGAAAGTTACTTAGAAGAAAACTATGTAGCAGACAAAATGCCCGACACAGCACCTAAACAAAATACTCAGGAGTCCCTAGCATGATGCGTTTTACCAGTTCCTCATTCACCATAGATGCCGCCAAAGACGGCACACCTAACCGCACCATTACAGGCATTGCCCTGCCTTACAACACTGAGGCCACAGTCTCAGGTGGTCAGACCGTCAGTTTCTTGCCCGGCAGCTTGCCAACAGAAGGCAAAAAACCAAAGCTTTACATGAGCCACGATGCCAGTCAAGCTATTGGCTTAGTTACCGAGCGCACAGATGACGAACAGGCTATGTACTTTACAGCAAAAGTAAGTACCACAGCCCTTGGTGATGAGGCGCTTATCTTGGCAGCCGATGGCGTCCTTGACTCAGTTTCAGTAGGTGTAAACCCAACTAAGTTTACCTACAACGAAGATGGAGTTATGATTGTTGAAACTGCTGACTGGATGGAGTTGTCACTTGTACCACAGCCAGCCTTTAGCGGTGCTACCATCACAGACGTTGCTGCGAGTATCCCCACATCAGAGGACGAAGTAAGCAATAATACAGAAACGGCACCCGATGAGCCAGAACCCACAGAGTCAGAGGAGACCGAAGTGTCAGAAACCCCAGTTCCAGAAGTAATCGAAGCATCATCAATTTTTGCTCAGCCAAAGCGCAAGTTTGTTATGCCAACACCCGGCGAATATCTTGCAGCAATGCACGCAGGTGGCGACACTTTCCACAATGTAAACGCTGCATACAAAGAAGCAGTGCGTGACCAACAGACAGCACTTCAAGCAGCTGCTGGTGACGTTCTTACAACGGATACACCGGGACTTTTGCCAGTGCCAGTTCTTGGGCCATTGTTCCAAGACCTGAACTTTGTTCGTCCAGTTGTTTCTGCTTTTGGTGCACGCGCAATGCCGAACACACCAAGCAAGACTTTTGTACGCCCAACAATTACAACCCACACCAGTGCAGCAACACAGACCGAAGGCTCAGCAGTAAGCGCTACCACGATGGTCATTGCTTCAAACACAGTTACTAAAACAACTGTTGCTGGTCAAGTCACTTTGACAATGCAAGACATGGACTTTACTGACCCTGCGTCAATGAACCTTATTCTTAATGACCTTGCTGGTGAGTACCTCATTGCAACGGACAACATTGCAGCTGACAACTTGGTTTCTGGTAAAACAGCATCAGGCTCAACATGGACTGTCACCGCTGACAACCCAACATCATTGATTAACTCTTTGTATGACGCAGCACGCGAAATCGCTGAGGACAGCAACTACTTCCCAACTCATCTTTGCGTCAGTCCTGACGTCTGGGAGAAATTGGGCAGCCAGCTTGACGGCTCAAAGCGCCCTGTTCTTGGTTACACCACCAATGGTGTTATCGGACAAAACGCACTTGGTCGCGTAGGTGGCTTGCAGTACACAGGCATGGATGTAATGGGCCTTAGCCTTGTTGTGGATAACAACTTTGCTTCTGGAACAATGCTTGTTGTTTACGCACCGGGTTACGAAATCTACGAAGCACAGCAAGGCGTTCTCAGCATTGCGAACCCATCAACGCTGTCTCGCACATTCTCGTACTACGGCTACTTTGCAACTTTCGTTGCTAAGTCAAGCTTCATTCAGGGCATCGTAATCGCTTAGTCCGAAAGGCGGCTACCGCCGATGGCTATATACACAGTCACTTTTAAGCAACTGCTAGACAACTATGCAGTGCTACAAACACTGACCGATACTGAAATAGAGGTGGGGCAATCCATCACTGTTGCAAGTGTTGCATCACCCTTCAACGGCACATTCGTTGTCTATGCCATGCCCAAGTATGAGTATCTTGGCATAGACACCGAAGGTGACCTGCTCTTTAACAGCAACGTCAGCATTCCTAATCAAGTGCTCTTTGCTTGCACAGGCACAGACCTTGAACGAACAGCATCAGCTACTGGCACAATTACTTACACTCAAAACTGCACATGGGTAACAACGGCGCAGCTAATTACATACCTTGGTGTTGAAATCATTAACCCTAGTGATGACTACACCTTGGCAACTCAAGCCACAAATGCAGCCAATGACTTTTGCTACCGCAGGCGTCAAGAGGCTGGCTATTTTGACAGTTTGACAACTTCACCGGGCCATGACGTTTCTTTGGGCACAGCAATGTATGCAGCTGCACTTTGGCGTGCCCGTGGCAGCGTGCAAGACACTTTTGCTACCTTTGACGGAATGGGCTCTGCAAGCGTGTCAGCGATGACCCCGATGATTAAACAGTTACTGGGCATTCCACGCCCAGCGGTGGCGTAGTGGCCTTTACAGACCTTCTCAACGAAGTCCTAGACGATGTAGCAGCCAAGATAGCCACAGTCTCTGGTTTAAGGGTTGTAACCGACCCCACCAAAATTGTCCCTAACTGCGTCTTTGTGGACGCCCCATCATTTACAACCTTTGCAGGCAACGGCAACATCCTTAACGTGTCCTTCCCAATCAAAGTGCTTGGCTCTGGCCCTGCTGGCCTGCCAGTGCTACGACAGCTGCTAAGCACCACAGCCAAAGTCATCTCAAGCAATGTCATTGTGATGAACGGGCAACCCACTGCCTACCTCATTGGTGGTGCAGAATATCCCTGCTATGACCTAGTAGTATCCATACAAGCACAGACAGCGTAAGGCAGACAATGTACACAATCATTTCCCCAAGAATCGGAACACCCGGCGACAAGTTTGAACCAACCGAAGAAACCAACATTGACGCCCTCATTGAAGGTGGCTTTATTAAATCCGACAAAACACCAACCAAATCTGCTAAAACAGTAGAAACATCTCCAGAGGAGTAACACCATGGCTACCAGCACTTACCTTTCCAACCCATCACTAACTGTCAATGCAGTGGACTTGTCAGACCAGACAACATCAGCAACCTTGACCGTCAAATTTGACGCTCTTGAATCAACTGCCTTTGGTGGTACTTCTCGCGTTTACACAGCAGGCCTCGGCGACCATGAATTAGTTGTGGAATTGTTTATGTCCTATGCAGCCTCAGAAACCTACGCTACTTTGGCAGCACTTGTGGGCACAGCCACAACTGTTGTTATGAAACCAACGTCATCAGCTGTTGGTGCCACAAACCCATCGTTTACTTTGACAGGCACATACCTTGAGGCGCTGCCAGTCATTGACGCAACTCTCGGTGAATTGTCAAGCATTTCGCTGACATTCAAAGGCGGCACCTACGCCGCAGCAGTCGCATAACAAACTAAACAAAGGAAACCCGACATGAAACTAGAGCTACGCGCTGACATGGGCGATGGCCCATTTACTGTTACAACCAACCTTTGGGCTGTTACACAATGGGAACGCAAGTTCAAAACCAAAGCGTCAGAGATGGCTAACGGTATTGGCATTGAGGATTTGGCTTTTCTTTGTTGGTCAGCTTGTCAAACCCACGGCATAATTGTGCCCATTGTTTTTGATGACTTTATTAAGAAACTTGTGACCCTTGAGATTGCAAGCGAGGACACTGACCGCCCTTTCTCCGAGGCACCTACCGACATTCCCTAGCGGCGGTGCTGATTGCCACAGGGTTTTGGCCTCATGAGATAGAGTTCACCAGTGACGACCTCTCGACAGTCATCAAAATGATTAACGAAAGTCGAAAGTAATGCCGGTAGATGTAACTATGGAATTCTCAGGACTCAAAGAGGCCTTAAAAGAAATCAACACCATAGATAAAAAACTGCGCCGTCAAATTACTCGTGACTTTAAACAGATTGTGCAGCCAGTCATCACAGACGCCAAAACAATGCTTCCCTCTGGCGCGCCCTTGTCCGGTATGGCTAGGCCGTGGGCAGGCAAATCAGGTGCAGACATTATGTCTTGGTCAGACGCCCGTGTAAGAAAAAACATTAGCGCTTTTACTAATGCTAAAAAGGTACGAGAGCTACCGTCAGGCAATAAGCAAAACCTAGGTGTGTTTGGTATTAGATGGAAAAGCCCACAGGCCACCATATTTGACATGGGCCGTGAAGGCGTTTTAGGCCAAAACCTTACTAACAGATTTGGTAACCCTTCCCGTGTTATTTACAGGGCTTACGCTTCTGCTAGTTCTAACGTGCAAACACAAGTAAAAGAATTAGTTAATAAAGTAATGAAGCAAACCAACAATGCAATGAGGATGAAATGAGCGTAATTCTCAACATAGTTTCAGAATTTGACAGCAAAGGCATAAAGCAGGCTCAGCGGCAATTTCAGCAACTAGAAAAAACAAGCGACAAAGTTGCCTTTGCCATGAAGCGCAGCATGGTGCCAGCCACCGCAGCTCTAACGACCTTGGCTGCCGTTGCTTTTAAAGCTACCAAAATGGCTAGTGACCTTAATGAGGAAACCAGCAAAGCCCAACAAATTTTTGGTGACGCCAGCGATTCCATTATTGCCTTTAGCAACACAGCTGCTTCAAAGCTTGGTCAATCTAAAACAGAAGCTCTAAAAGCAGCCGGGACATTTGGCGTTCTTGGTCAGGCAGCAGGATTAACAGGCACTGACCTAACGGCAATGTCTATCAAATTCACGCAACTTGCAAGTGACTTGGCATCATTTAACAACACCAGCCCAGAAGATGCAGTCTTGGCCTTAGGCGCTGGTTTGCGCGGCGAAGCTGAACCCCTTAGGCGTTACGGCGTTTTGCTGGATGATGCGACGCTACGCCAAAAGGCTTTCGACCTTGAGTTAGTTAAAACCACTAAAGAAGCATTGACTCCACAAAATAAAAGCCTTGCAGCACAGGCCGTAATTCTTGAAAAGACAGCCTTGCAACAGGGCAACTTTGCTTTGACTTCGCAAGATGCAGCCAACCAGCAACGTACTTTTACTGCCAAACTTAAAGACCTTCAAACGCAAATGGGTGTTTTGTTCTTGCCAGTCCTTAAAAACACCCTAGACACGCTTAATGACTATGTCGATGTTTTGACTTATCTCACTGATAACACGGACAAGGCCAAAGATTCCACCGGAAAATGGCTAGACCGATTTGTCAAACTTGCCGAAATAGTTTTGCCTTTTGCCCAAGTCATGAAGGGCCTAGGCATTGTTGTCGGCAAAGTCAATGAATATGTAGGCAACCAAGCGCAAGCTCTTAAACAAAACGAAAGAGCCACTAGCCGAGTTACAAACAAAATACAAGAATTGGCTGGTTTTGAAACCGCTCTTAAAACCAAAGTTGACGACACCACAAAATCGACAGACAAATCCTCAGCCGCTGCAAAGAAAAAGGCCAGTGCTTTAGTCAAAGCCAAAGAAGCAGCCGCCGAACTAAAGCGCAAAACAGAAGAACTAGCTCAAGCATTGCAAGACAAACTTAATGCACAATTAGATGATGCGACTTCTAAACTTGCTGACGCCCAAGGCTCTTTTGATTCTTTTGCTAAAAATGTTGGCGATGCCGTCACGTCCTCTTTTAATTTTGGCAGCGCACAATCTGAAGCCGCTGGCAACACAGCAGACGTTAAAAAAGCTTTAGACAAACAGGCTGACGCTCAGGACAAAGTAAACAAAGCACAAGCAGATTTTAACTTCTTTAAACGGGATGATTATGCAGCCATACTTGCTGACGCTATGGGCGAACTGGCAACAGCCACAGAAGAAGTTGTAGCCACACAAGGCAAGCCAATGACTTTTTTTGACGCCCTTGCCAAGCAAGCCCAAAAGGCTAAAGACTTTGGCGTCTTGGTTAACAGGCTTATTGCTGCTGGATTATCTGAAACAGCCTTGTCACAAGTCTTGGCTGCTGGTGTCGAAGGCGGCAGCGCTATTGCTACTGAGATTCTTGACTCTGCTGACGGCGTGTTAAGAGCCAACGCACTTACACAATCTATGACTGACCTTGCCAAGGACATGGGCGACAGAGCAGCCGACAAGTTTTACGCTGCTGGCGTAACCGCAGCCACCGCATATCTCAGAGGCATACAAGCAACTATGGGTATTTACCCTGACTTGGCTGGCATGGATTTTTCCGGTCTTGACTTGTCTGGAATTCTTAGCAACATTGGCGGCCCCGGAATGGGCATTGGTACGTTAATGGCTGATGGTGGCGTGGTCACTCGTGCCACAACTATTACAGCTGGCGAGTCTGGCCCTGAAGCGATAATTCCCCTTGACCGTATGGCTTCTATGGGCTTTGGTGGCAACAATGGCGGCATCACAATTAATGTCAATGGTGGCGACCCCAATGCTGTTGTGGCTGCCTTGCGTACCTATATGCGTCAAAATGGTTCTGTACCTATCAAAGTAAGCAACATTTACTAGCCATGCCAATACAGACTTATACAGTTGAAATTTCAACCGATGGTATAAATTATACAACTTTAACAAATGTTCAACAGGTGCAAATGTCTCTCGGTAGGCAATCTCAATTAGACCAAATTAAAGCAAGCACAGGTTCTTTTACGCTTCGATACCCGACAGGTTATGTTTCTCCTATAACTGCTTTAGTCTCAGGTACTAAAGTTAGATTTAGAAACTCAACTGTCAATATAATTTTTTGGTTTGGTGAAATTGCAGATGTAACTGTGGAATACGGCATTCCTTTTAGCGGCGGTGTTGGGCCTGCAGATTATGTAACTGTTTCCTGCGAAGGTTTGTTTGCCAAACTTGGGCGTATGTCAGGCAACAATTATGCAATGGCCGCTGGTTCTGCTTACAGTCAACAAATTAATGCCAGCACACAAACTGGGGTCAATGTTGAATTTCTTACAGGCACAGTCAATGCACAATACGCTGGTAGCACCGTAAGTACGACATGGGGTGACTGGTTAGCCAAAACTGCTCTGACAACTAATAGCAGAATGTATGAGGATTCTGGCATAGTTACAATAGTCAGCCCGTTTGTCACTAATGTTTCTGATTTTGACTTTTCAGATACTACAAATGACGGTTCTTACAATGTTTATAATAAAATTGATTTTGGCAGTCTTTCGGATAACTTTTACACCCAAGTATCTGTCAGCCCAGAAGGTTTTTCAACACAAACAGTAACTAAAAGTGGGGCCGTTGTCCCATACAGGACTTATGAAGTTAATACTTTTAACGCCAGCAATGCCCAAGCCCTTGACTACGCCAACTACCTTTTAGGCAACTACGGTGAGTCACGCTTTGCAATTACTTCTATTACTTGTATGGCAGAAGCACAGAATGTTTTTCGGCTTTGCAACATTGGTGGATTTAACGCACCCGGAAAACAGGTAAGTGTTGATTTTAGAGGCACTACTTATGTTTGCATTATTGAAGGCGTGACCATGTCGGCGACCCCAGCAGGCTCTACATTCACTTATTACCTGTCAGGTGCCGACCTAAACGCTTACCTTAGGTTAAATTACAATGACTTCGGCAGGCTCGATTTTAATAAGTTAGGATACTGACATGGCTATAAAGACTTTTACTACTGGCGAGGTGCTGACGGCTGCCGACACTAACACCTATCTAGCTAACGCAGGGCTGGACTATGTGACTAGCGTTGCCGGGCCTTCACCTGCTGCAGCCACAATTACGATTGCTGGCGCGTTCAACTCAACATACGACAATTACCGAGTCGTCATATCGGGTATGACTTGTTCAGCGGCTAACGGTGATGTGCGCGTCAAGTTTGAGAATGTGCTTTCTACATACAACTGGGCTGGAACTTATCAAGCATTTACAACGCCAGCCACCATTAGTGGCACTGGTGCAAATGCCACAAGTGTTGGAATCACTTTTGCAGCATCGGAAACAGCATCAAACTTTCAGGCATCATTTGATGTTCTCAATCCTAATAAAGCAACAGCAACAGTAGTTGTAGGCACCCATGCAAACGTTGGATACCGAGTCACCTATAGCGGAATCATGACTACCGCAACGGCGTACACAACCTTAATTTTTACCCAAAGTGGAGCGAACACTTTTTCAGGTGGAACTATTGCAATTTACGGATACAGAAAGGCGTAATGATGAGCAACAATGAACCATTACTAGGCGCATTCTACGATGCAAACACTGGAGAATCTTTTGTGCGTGAATTAACCGCAGAAGAAATTGAAGCCCTGCACTTGGATACAGATGAAAACTCGCTACCTTCTCTTGATTAGCGCCACCCTCATAGCCCTCACAGGCTGTGCCGACCGTTTTCGCTACCCATGCCAAGACCCAGCCAACACCAACAAAACTGAATGCCAATGCAACCAAGAGCCACGCACCAAAAACAAAGCCCTAGGCGCTGTTGAGTCAGCCATCACCACTACCACGCTTAAAGAGATTTTAGGATTTGACTGCTAATGAAACTCAGACCACGACTCACAAACGAAGAAATAAAAGCACGCCTAATTTTTGTTGTAGGCGTTGGGCTAACAGTTGTCTTTGTCATGTCAATCGGCTTCATGCTCTTTGGTTTGCAATTCGTGACCCAACCACGCATCATGTCAGAAGCAGACCAAGAGGCATATTCGGTACTCTCACCACTGCTTATGTCGCTATCGGGTGGGCTGTTGGGCTTGCTAGCTGCTAACGGATTAAAGAACTCAACCAAAGACAAGACCGATGGCGAATAGGGTTTACCCGTACTACCCGTCATGGGATGGCAAAGCCACACAACCCGTGACAGCCAAACTTGTAGAGCTGTGCAAAGCACGCTGGGGCATGACAAGCCTTGGCACCTACGCCAATAGACCAATGCGCAACAATGCCGGACTATCCGTACACGCCACAGGGTATGCAGCAGACCTTAAATACAAAGATGAAACACAGGCACGCGTAATTTGGGATTGGTTTCTAGCTAACAGCAAAGCCTTAGGATTGTGTGAAATGCACTGGTACGCCTATGGCGATTACGGCGCTGGCTACCGCTGTTCTCGTGGCGAAGGCAAGGCTGGTGTCAAGATTTTTACAGCTGACGACAATGCTGGCTCTTATCAAGGCTCACCAAATTGGTTTCACATTGAGTTAGCTAAGCAGACGCCAGAGCATTTTGAGCAAGTCTTTCGAGCGTTAAAGCTATAAAGGACTCTCAGACACTGTTTGAGCAGTGCTGAGGCTAGGTGGTGGGCCTCTTTGTTTCCATTGGGGGGCTCATCACCGTTTTTTAAAAAAATGTAAAAGATTGACTTGCATCTTGTGGTTATATGTGGTTATACTCATTACATGGAAACAAACACAATCACCAAAACCAATTTCAACACAGCAATCGTCTCAATGAGAGAGTTATTGCAGTGCATTAAGGCCAGCGATTCAATTGAAGAGCAAATCGAGTTTTTGCGCATTGTTGCTAACGCTGCCAATTCAGTTGCTAACAAGCTTGAAGCTAAGTAATGGTCAAGCCAATAACGGCCCCATGTGGCACACGGTCAGCGTATAAACGTCACCTTAGACACGGCGAGACACCTTGCGTTAAATGCAAGAAAGCGCACGCGCAATGGCACAGAGAATGGAGAGCAAGATGACATACACAGATTTACCACTGTTTAGGGCAACAGACCCAGAAACATCACGGCAAGTGTCACCCATTAGGGTAGGCAGCCACAGGGCTTTGCTGCTCGAGCAGTACGCCACAGCCACCCTTGGCCTTACAGACGAGGAAGCAGGCATGAGAGCCGCACTAGCTGGACACGAAATTAGGGGCTATTGGAAGCGTTGTAGCGATTTGCGCACAATGGGCCTAATCCAAGACTTAGGCATCAGACGCGCCGTCTCAAGCGGCTCTCAAGCGATTGTGTGCGCCATAACGCAGGCTGGCTTTGACATGGTTAGGGGTTTGGCATGACTGATACACAGTTTATATACAGTTTCATTATGGGATGGGTTGGCTGTTGGCTTTGGCTCAAAATGATGGCAAATCGACCATGATACCTACATGGGGCTATGTGGCCCTAAGGTCTAAAGATAAGAAAACCATGGTGCAAGTCTTTACAGACTTGTCCACAGGCCTGATTGTTTATACCCAAGTCTGCCAACGTGCGCAGAATTGGCATTCATGGGGGCCGCCAATAGAAGTTGAGAGAGTTGATTAAGAAACTCATGGCACTAACGCTTATCCTTGCCCTATCCACACCAGCGCACGCAAGTGCAGCTATTAATTCATGCCCTAAATGGGAACCGCTATTAGCCCGGCATTTCCCTGCCAAGATTGTCTCTGTAATGAGCAAAATTGCTTACCGAGAAAGTCGCTGCACAGAACGGGCATTGTCTCCAGTGCGCAAATCCACAGGACGCCCAGATGTGGGACTGTTACAGATTCAAGGCAGTTGGGCTACTGTGACACGGGCAGTCTGTAAAAAACAAGATGTAGTCAAGGCACTGCTTAATGCAGAATGCAATGTCATGGTGGCTGGCTACCTTTACAAAAACGGTGGCCTTGGTCATTGGCGAGCAACATCAGGAAAATAACAAAGGAAACAAATGGACACATCAATGGGCGAACTAATTGCCAAACTAACTAACCTCAGCCACAATCTAGCGCTTGAGCTTCGCTTTAAAGAGTCAAGCCTTGTGCTTGAAGCTGTTGGTGCGCTTCATGCCATCCCAACGCTTGCCGAGAAGTTAAGAGACTCATGGCAC